AATCCTGCTAAATTATCAATAGAAGTTCCACTATCACTACCACGAACAGGTAAGAAGAAATCTTCAGTAAGATTTTGAATATTATATTTTAAGTTGTAATCACCTGTATTTTTATCAACGAATGGAGTTTTCTTCATTTTGTTGATAATCTTTTGCATATAGTTATCCACTTCTTGTGGTGGAATGTTACCTATATCAATTTTGAATACTCTCTTTTCAGGTGCTCTCATAATACGATGGATTAACATCGCATCTTCCATAAGGGATAATTGTTTCCAAATTCTTCTTGCACCTTCAATCATTGCTTTACCATAAGGAAGGAAATTTGTATCTGATAACATTCTGAAGTGAGCCATTTCATATTGCTCATATTCTTTTTTACCAAATCTATCCAATTCAACTTTATATTTTACATAATCAGGATTGTTAGGGTCAGTACCTTCTAATCTTTCTACGTTATATGTTGAGTGTGGCATTACATTAATAATACCTTTACCAGGCATAATTTCTAATGCTAAGAAAGCATCACCATATTTTACTAAGTTTCTAATCCAAGGCCACAAATTAAATTCTATGTTCATTATATCATAGAATAAATTATGCAATAGTTCTCTTACATTTTCGTTTGTTGATTTAATTTGAAGTACATCACCATATTCATTCTTAGTTGTACTTTCATCAGCGTATATATCTAATGCAGAAGAAATAATAGGGTCTTGGTCCATAGCATCATAATCTCTAAAAAGTTCTCTACGAACTTGATGATATGCCATAGATTGTGCACCCTGGTGTGTTTCGAAGTATGACCTTTGTAACTTAGTGTATCTATCTCTAAGATTCACAAAGTTTGTGTTTGATTGGCGGTCTTCTACATCAACAACTTTACGTTTACCATCTTTATCAACGGTAACGACTGCGTTTGTTGAAAATAATTTCTTTAATCTACCAAAAAAACTTCTGTCATCTAATTCTTGTTCTGCCATAATTTATTTTACCATTTTCTACAAGACCAATATCTTGCTTTTGTTCTTGGACCCGGATTATCACAATTATGTCTTGCTCTGAAAGATTTTCTTCTATCAGGGTTAGACTTTTTAATTCTCATTGTTTTATCTCCAAAGTTTACCTTAACTACCTTTCCAGTTTTTGGGTTCTTAACATAAACTTTAAACTTTTTAACGTCACCCTGCATTGGTTTACCTAATTTAACCTCTCTACCTTGATACTCTGCTTCGTAAACACAATTACATCCTGCTTCATCTAAAGATTGTGAATAGGATTTAAGATATTGAATAAAATCATCCATATCTTCTTGCTCTACATCCAATTCATCATAGTCATCAATTGGGTTATCCGTTGGTGTATCTCCTTTGGAATATGCATTATCTACATATTCATCTTCTTTTAGGATATTTGTTAATTTAATCATTTTGGTTTACTTTTATTTTGACATATACAATAAATATCGGAAAATATCAAAACGCTATAATTTATAACCATTGAGTTAAATCTTCAAAATCATCACCGATTCTCATCTTCCAAGGATTATCATCTAAATTAGAACCACCATATACCCCAGAATATTGTTGGTTTGATGATATACCACCCAAAGCCCTCTTTGTAAGGTCTATTCCTTCCTGTTTTAATCTAAGTGCAGTATCCCTAACCCACAACCCAATACAAAATGCCATCACCAAATCATCATTATATCCTTTCATTGCTTCAGCTCTACCATTCATAAAGATAAAAGTAAATAATTCATCTATTAAACGATTAGAACGTACAGTTACCGATTTTTCTCTAAAATATTCATCCAATTTAGATACAATTAGTGGTCTAGTCTTAGATGTTGTTGAGAATCCAGCAACCATACCTCTTTCTTCAGCACGATATTTGTTTCTCATTTGATTCTCCACATCTACATATTTTAAATCCTTACTCATATAGAATAAGTTTTTATATTGTCTATCTATTACTTGTTGAATACACGCCCATCCGATATTTGCGTTCTCTATTACAAGTAAAGCATCATTATATTGTGTAGATAATTCAACTAAAAAGTTTCCAAAATCTTTAGTATCAACCTTACCTTTATATTCTGCTACTTGAGTACAACTTGTTATATCCATAACATGAGCTGCGGAATAATCCGAACCATCACCTCTGGCCACATCGGCAATTACCATATAAGAACCATTTGCAGTTGGGTATTCCCATCTCCAAAGGTTTCCATCAAATCCAGTTTTTTCTAAAGGTTCTTGGCAATATGATTCTTTATAAAACATCAATAATTCTGGGTCTATAACTGTATCACCCGAACTTACGAAATCACAATCACACTCTTGTGCTGCTTTCTTTTGTCCTAATAATTTCTCTTGCTCATCTCTCCAAGCCTGTCCTCTTTCAGGGTGAACTGTCCAGTGTAATCTAATTGTGTTAAAAGGATTTACACCTTCTTCTGCACCTAACCAAGTTTTATGAAACCAGTTACCCACACCATTAGGAGTAGATAATGCAATACAACTACCACCCGTTGATAATGTAGATTGAGCCGCTACCCAAATCTCATCAATATCATCAATGAAGGCGGCCTCATCAAATATTAGAAGTGATAAGGCTTCAGAACGTCCTGCATCAGGTGAAGATGCAATTGCTTTAATTTGAGAACCATTATGTAAACGAAGGGAAAGTTTGTTATCTTCCAAAGAACCACCTTTTAACCAACTAGGAAGTAATTCATGCATTACCCTCACTTTAGTTACTAAGTTTTTTGCTACATCTTGCTTTGTTGCGATAACCAATACGTTAAAATCCGAATTGAATATCATTTTCCAAAGTGCATATCCAGCTGATAATGTTGAGATACCAGTTTGACGTGATTTCAATACTATATTAAATCGGTTATCTTTAAATTGTGTTAATGTACTTTCCTGAAATGGAAAAAGATGAAAAGGTATTTTACCTCTCACAGGGTGCTGAATCATACAATACTTCTTCATAAAGTGAATTGGGTCTACCGCACACTTTTTGTATTCATCTGCAATAATCTCTTTTAAAGATTTCTTTTGTGTTATTCCAGTTGGTGTAGCCATATTAATCAACAGGAGGTTTTACTAAATCGTAACCTTTATCTTTTAGTTGTTCCCAAGCTTCGTTTCTTAATTTTTTAGCTTGTTGTATTTCTTCTTCAAAACGAGTAATATCTGCAAGTATTTCTGCTTTTAATTCATTTACATCTCTTTCCATACTCCACTTTTCCAACGTACCATCTTCTTGTACAACTTCATATTCTTGCTTAGCATCATTATAAGCTTGTTGAAATTGTGAAATAACATCTTTTCCATATGAAATCATATTATTATATATTTTATAATCTTCATATGCTTCCCACAATCCATCTAATTTAATTACTAATTCTTTCTTTGCTAAACAAGTTGCACAATATCCTGTCTTAGAAATAAGTTTTTTATCAGCTCTACTTAATTTTATTGTACGACAATCATCCGATTTACAAGTATTTAATTTATTTAAATAAGCTCTAGCATCTGCCATAATATCACCCAACTCAGAAACTTCTATCTTTCCAGCTGCATGTTGTTCCCAAGACTTACCATTTTCATCAGTCCATCTTTCACCAACCTTGCGTTTTACTTTTTCTTTATCTGCTCCAGAAAATGATATTTGGGTATTCTTTTCATAATCACCACCAGTTAATACCATATCTACCAACTTCCTACGAGTTGGATGCATAAACTTTTTATTAAATTCCTTTGCCATATTATATACAATATATTCGTATATATAAGTATATCAAAATATAATAAAAAGATTATTTATCGAAAAAAATACCTAAAATTTGATTTAGGGGTGCGAATGCACCTGTTAATTTGTAAGTGTTACCACCATATACGAATACAATACCTTCATTTGGTACAATCTTTTCAAATCCACCCAAAGCATTTAATCTTTCTAACTCTAATTTTAATTTTGCAATCTTCTTAGGGTCACCACTTGCTTTTACTTGAGATATAGTACTCTCTAAACGAGATACCATTTGTTTTTTGGCGCTATCAGGATTTGCTGTAAGTACTGAACTCATAAAGGATAATACATCCGCTCCAACTCCCAAAAATATTTCTTCAAACTTCATTAGGTTTTGTTTAGATATTTTTTGTTGGTCTTGTTTGTCAGTTTGTTCAGCCCAAGCTCTTAATTTTGCATCTTGGATTGTATTGATACGGAATGATTTATCACCAAAAGCCCATCTTTTAACCAATCCTATTTTTTCTTGTGTATCTAATTTCTTTGCACCCTTTTCTACAAACTTAGTCCACCATGCTTGATGATAATCAGCAACACCATCTGAATCGGATAATCCAAATTCAGATTGTAGTTTACCAATCATAGAAATATACTTTCCTTGCAATTTAGAAAGATGTTCTGATTTTGGAATCTTTTGCATTGGTGGTCCTTGAATTGTATATTTTGATTGAACATGTCCATTTACTTGCTTAATCATACCAGCAAGTATTTTTGCAGCCTGTTGGTTTTCTCCAATTACATTACCATCTTTATCATATTCAAAAGTTCCGTGAAATACTAATAATGGTTGTCCATAAGGAATTACATTTACTGATGTTGGGTATATTACTTCCAAATTCATAAAACAACTACCACCTTTGAATATCATTTTTCTTTGTGGTTCGGATAGTGCTCCTATTGCTTTTGAAAGGTCACTCATAGCGAAATTGTAAGCATCTGTAAGTCCACCTCTACCGGCAAACTTATCTGCAACTTGTCCAATCGTCATAGCACCAGCTCCTTTGTTCTTTAGGTGTGATTTGTTACGAGCCGCAACTAATCTACCATTTACCCAACTAACTGCTAATGCCTGCCCATCAGTCTTTTCTCTTGCTAATTCTAAATCACCATTTAAGGCTCTTACTACAATTTGTTTTAAATCACCAAAGGTAAGATTCATTTCAATATCAAACGGATGGTTCATATGTCCATAAGCCCCACCTTCTAATAACAATCCTTCACTCATTGGAGTTTCAATCTTAGAAAGTTTACTATAATAATTTGGGTCTTCGTAAAGGTGGTCTAATGCAATTTCTTTTGCTATATTAACATCAGTTGTATGTTCTCTTTCTACCGCATATCCTTTTATAAATTCATTCTTTAAAGTTTGTGGACTAATTTTGTGATGTTTAGCAATATCCTTTAATGTCATACCTTTTGCTAAACCACCAGGTATTTGGTCTTCTTTTACAGGTTGATATTCTTCACTACCATCCTTATCCAACTTTGATTTTAATTTCTTAACATCTTTTGGATTTGGTGCTCCATTAATATATCCAACTGGCAATGATAAACCCACACCAGCTCCACCACCCAATCCTTCTTTAATATCTTTTTTAGGTATTCTGAATGTTACTGCTTTTTTACCATTAATAGTTGGCATACCCCACTCATCTTTACCAATTGATTTAACGGTTACCTTTTTGTTTTTGAATTTACCCATTAGGATTTCATCACCAACTTTTACATTTAATTTGATTTCCTCATTAATACATTCTTTAAGTTTTTTCAACTTAAGAGTAATCATTTTGAATATCTGGTCATCAAACTTAGGATATGCTTTTGTGAAATTCTTTTTTCTTTCAGTTTCCGAACCGCTACTT